GAACTGCGTAATTAATTATTAATTAGAAAAGGAAGATATGAACGTAATAGATAGAGTGAAGGCACAATTTGAATCTTTAGGCATTAAAAAGATTGAGGTTGCTGAGTGGGGCGAGGAAGGCAAACCTTTAATAATATATTGCTCACCATTTACACTTGGTGAAAAAAGAAACCTATTTAAAGGTGCTAAGAATGATGATCTAGGAGTATTAGTAGATGCAATCGTTTTAAAAGCAAAAGACTCAGAAGGAAATAAAATATTTAAGCTAGATGACAAGCTAACATTATTGAATAATGCTGATGCAAATGTTATAGCTAGAGTAGCAACAGAAATGTTAGCTGGTGTTTCTTACGAGGAAGCTGAAAAAAAGTAAGATTTGATTCTGAGTTGTATTCCATACTTGCTTTGGGTCAAGAATTAAAACTAAGTATGGAAGAAGTCTTGTGTTTTACTCAAGATGAATTTTATTATTGGATAGCTTACTTTAAAGTGAAGGCAGAACGAGAGAAACAACAATATGGCAGATCAGCAACTAAATATAAGACTTAATGTTATAGACAATGCTTCAAAAGCTTTTGATTCCCTTAAAGGTTCAATATTTAATTTACGAAACGCATTAATAGGATTAGGAACTGGAGTAGCTTTCAAATCATTAGTTGATATTGGAAAACAAGCTGAACAAGCCAAAGCTAGATTAGCTTCATTAACTGGTAGCACTACACAAGGTGGTAGAGCATTTGACCAATTCACTAAATTTGCCATTGATGCAAAAGTACCATTAGAAGAAGTTATAGCTTCATCAAGAAAATTAATTGCTTTAGGAAGTTCACCAGAAAGATTAGCAAAAAATTTAGAAATAATTTCTAATATATCAGCACAAACTGGATTATCTTTTGAAACAACAGTAGATCAATTCGGAAAAGCAACTACAAAAGGTTTAAATAACGCAAGATTATTTGCAGATGAAAATATAAGAATATTATTAGGAATACCTAAGGGACTAGAAGTAAGTGGTAGAGATTCATTGAGATTGTTTGAAAGAGATTTTTCTTCAGGTGGAAGATTTGGTCAAGCTAATAAAAATATAAAAGATACAGTATCAGGAACTATTATAGGTTTGCGAAATATATTTTTCTTATTTGCTAGTCAAATAACAACTGGTTTTTTTGGTGTGTTAAAAAAACAATTAGGAGATTTAGAAGTTTTTTTTAATAATAATAAAAAATCAATAGCTGATTTTGCTAATAGCATTGGAACTATTTTAGGCGAAGCAGTTGTTTTAGCTGGTAAAGGTTTAAAGATTTTATATGATAATGCAAATTTACTAATAGGATTATTTGTTGGAAATTTAGTTTTAAAAGCTATTGATTCAGTAAGACTTTTAACAGTAGCTTTATTTGGTTTGGCTACTGTAATGGTTGCTAATCCAATAGGTGCATCAATAACTTTAATAGCTGGTGCAATATTATTAATTGCCACTAATTCTGAAAAAGCATCAAAAGGTCTTGATAATTTTAAAAAAAAATTAAAAGAAATACAAGATAGAAGCGACCCTTCTCAATTCAATGAAGTTGCAGAAGGATTAAATAATGTATTAGGAGTTGGAACACAACCTATTGCAGAAAGCATGAAAGAAATAAATTCAAGCTTTGAAGATTTTTTAGGTAATATAGAACAAACTTCAGGTTTAGAAGAAACAGATTCATTTTTAGAAAGAGTATTAGGTAAATTTGAGGAGTTAAACGAAGTATCAAAAGATGTAGCCACAAGTGTTGCAGAAGGAATGAATAGAGCAATAGAAGGATTTTCTAAAGGTGTTGCTGAATCAATAGTTTTAGGAAAATCTTTACAAGGTACTTTAAAAGGAGTTGCACAAACTATTTTAATAGAAATTATTTCTGCTCAATTAAAAGAGATAGCTATACTTATATCTAAACTAGCTGTTGAAAAAGCTATATTAGCAGTTAAAACTGCACAAGCATCTGTTGGTGGTGGTGGTGGAAGTTTTTTTGGTTCTCTATTAAAAATTGGTGCTAGTTTCTTAGGTGGTGGTGGAGATATAACTGCAACAGAAGGTTCATTTGCAGAAGGTGGTTCTGTTAGAGGTGGTATGCCAATCACAGTAGGAGAACGAGGTAGAGAATTATTTGTACCTTCAACAAATGGAACTATTATACCTAATCACGATTTAGGTGGTGGAATGAATATAACATTTAATATTCAAGCAAATGATGTTAGAGGTATAAAAGAATTATTAATTGATAATAGAGCAACTATAATTAACTTAGTTAATCAGGGTGCTAATCAAAAAGGAAAGTCTAATATTGTATGAGTGGCACATTCCCAGCAAGTCCAGCACCTAGAGATGTAGCTATAAGCACAAATCAAAATACTATTGTAACTACAACTGCATCTGGCAGACGACAAGCAAGACAAATTGATGGACAGAAATTTAGATTAAGACTTAGATTTCCAGTTATGACTAGAAGCCAATTTGCACCTATACTTGCTTTTATAATGAAACAAAGATCACAAATGGAATCATTCCAATATACTCCACCAACTATTGATGATGCACAAGGTTCTGCTAGTACAGTTATATCTGTTGCTGGTGCTATTAGTGCTGGTGTTACTTCATGCTCAATAGATGGCATGGGAAATAATTTAACTGGTGTACTTAAAGCTGGAGACTTCTTTAGATTTACTGGACAAGCAAAAGTTTATATGTGTGTAGCTGATGTATCATCTAATGGTTCTGGTGCAGGAACATTAACTTTTGAACCACCATTAAGAGCAAACGTAGCTGACAATGCAGTAATCATTTATGACAATGTAGATTTTACAGTTGGACTTACAGGAGATATTCAAGAATTTACTATCGGTACAGAAAACTATTTCCAATACGAAATTGATTTAATAGAGGTACTGTAATGACAAGATCATTAACTGCTGGAGTAATTGCCGAGATAGCAACTAATAAACTTAATCCAGTAGAACTTATTTATTTAGGAATCGGCACAGGAACATATTACACAGATCATTATAAAGATTTAACCTTTGACGGAAACACTTATACAGCTTCATCATTATTCTTAGGTAGTTCTGAAGTTCAAGAAACTGCTGATGTTGCAGTAAACTCATTAACACTTAAATTCTCAGGTGCAGATACAACAATAATTTCTTTATTACTAAACAACAACTACATGAACAAACCTGCAAAAATTTATAGAGGTTTTTTAAATGATAGTCAGGCACTAATAGCTGACCCATTTCTTTTATTTGATGGAAGAATATCTAACTTTGCTCTTGAAGAAAATGCTACTACATCTTCAATCAATGTAATTATAACTTCTCATTGGGCAGATTTTGAAAAGACTTCAGGAAGAAGAACTGCTGAGAACTCACAGAAGCTTTATTTTCCTAATGATAAAGGTATGGAGTTTGCAAGTAAGACAGCACAAAAGATTAAGTGGGGTTCAGCTTAATGAATGACTTGTATAGAATTATACATCTTTATAGACAGTTTAAACAATATGACAAATTTACTTATAAACAATTAACAGAAATGATTACTCCATCAGTAAACTTAGACCAATATCAAATTCACAGAATAGGAAGTGAAGATGTGGGATTTACTAATTGGGCTTATCTTAGCGATAATGTTGAACAAAGATTTAAACTTATTGGAAAACTAAAACCTAATGAATGGAATTGTGGAGATAATATTTGGGTTATGCAAGTTGTAGCTAAAAGTAATGCTAAAGAAATTATGAAGTGGGTTAAAGATTATTTTAGAGATAAAATTGAAGTTAATGAATCTGTTAAATGGATTAGAGCAGACAAAGACTTTCAAATTTATAGAAGATCAGAAAAATACAAAAGGGAGTTTCATATATAAATGGGTGAAGCAATAGTAACAGCAATTATAACTACAATAATAACTACTGCGATAAGTTATATAATTGCACCTAAACCAAAAGCACCTAGACAATCTTCACAAGACGAAGCAAAAGGAACATTAGTAAATAAAGATTCCAACAACAATCCTATTCCTATTGTTTATGGAAAAAGACAAGTAGGATTAACCAGAGTATTTGTTGAAAGTTCTGGTGCTGATAATCAATATCTTTATGTAGCAGGAGTATTATGCGAAGGTGGTGGTGCAGGAATAACTGCAATAGATGAAGTTTACGTTGATGATAAACTAGTAACATTTGATGGTTCATTAACTGATGGAACTATAAGAGGAGTATCTAGTGGAGATGCCAACTATTATAAAGGTGGAGAATCTTTAATATCTATTCAATCATTTTTTGGATTAGACAATCAATCAGCTTCTTCTTTACTTGATGAAACAACTAACTGGACATCAGATCATAAACTATCTGGTCTTGCTTATGTTGCTTTAAGGTTTAAATGGAATCAAGATGCTTTTAATGGTTTACCTGAAGTTAGAGTAACAGTTAGAGGTAAAAAGATTTATGACCCTAGATTAGATTCTACTAAAGGTGGTTCTGGTTCACATAGACAAGACACAGCTTCTACTTGGGCTTATTCTGCAAACTCATCATTAGTTCTTTTAGATTATTTAAGAAATAGCAGATATGGAAAAGGATTACCCAATGATGCCTTTGAAACTAATTATGATACATTTAAAACTTCTGCAAATACTTGCGACACACAAGTAACTCCTTATTCTGGTGCAGTAAGCGATATTAACTTATTTGAAACAAATGCAGTTATAGATAGTGAAAAAAAAGTATTAGAGAATGTAAGAGAACTTTTAGTACCAATGAGAGCAATCTTTAATTACACACAAGGTAAATACAAAATCATTATTGAAGGTTCAGGAAGTTCACAATTACTATTAACTAAAGATAATGTTGTAAGCGAAGTTAAATTACAAGGTGAAAGTAAATCTGAAAAGTATAACCGAGTTATAGGAACATTTACAAACCCAGAAAAAGATTATCAATCAGATACAGTTTCTTTTCCACCATTTGATGATTCAGCATTACCAGTAGAAGATCAACACGCAACAATGTTAAGTGATGATAACAATACTTTATTAGAGAGAAGTTTTGATATGTTACAAGTAACTTCTCCATATCAAGCTGAAGAAATTTGCGAAAACATATTAAAGAGATCAAGAAACAATTTAAAAGCAGAAGTAACAGTTACATCAGAAGCACTTAACTTATCTATTGGAGATATAGTAACAGCTACATACGATACAGCAGGTTTTAGTGCTAAACCTTTTAGAGTAATGTCTTTAGCTATTAATTCGGATTCAACAGTAACTCTTGGATTAGAAGAACATCAAGATAATTTTTACACTTGGGAAGAAAAAAGCGAAGCAACTACAATAGCTGATACAATACTTCCTAATCCTTTTTCTGTTACAGCACCAGTATCAGTTACTTTAGATGACCAATTAATAGAATACTCAGACGGAGTTGTTATTACTGCTTTAGATGTAACGATTGGTGCATCATTAGATAACTTTGTAGATTACTACCAAGTAGAATACAAACTAAGTACAGATACAGACTATCTTATATCTGGTCAGGTTACAGGATTATTTCATAGAATATTAAACGTAAAAGATGGATTTGTTTATAACGTAAGAGTTAGAGCATTTAATACATTGGGAGTTTCATCTACTTATACTTCTGCAACAAGAACTATCGTTGGTGGAATTGCACCACCTTCTGATGTAACAGATTTTTCATGTAACATCATTGGTGGAGATGCACATTTATCTTGGCAACAAATTACAGACTTAGATTTAGCTTATTATCAAATAAGATATTCAACACAAACAAGTGGTGCTTCTTGGGCTAACTCAGTTTCTTTAGTTGAAAAGGTTGCAAGACCAGCTACTTCAGTTACAGTTCCAGCAAGAGTAGGTTCATATCTTATAAAAGCAGTAGATAAAAATGGTAACTTTTCTTCTAATGAAACAATCATTGAAACAAATGTATCAGCAATAGGAAACTACAATGTTGTTGCAACACAAACTGAATCACCAACATTCACAGGAACTAAAACTAACGTAATAGTTTCTGATGGTACATTAAGATTAGATTCATCAGAATTATTTGATTCTGCAATAGGAGACTTTGATTCAGGAACTTCATTCTTTGATTCTGGTGTAACTGCTTATGATTTATATTCTGAAGGAACTTATTTATTCTCAACTCCAATAGACATAGGTGCAGTTTATACTTCAAGAGTAACTGCTTCCATTACACAAACTTCAGATAACTTAGATGACTTGTTTGATGCAAGAACTGGAGATTTTGATGACGCACAATCTAACTTTGATGGCGATACTCCTGCTAATTGTAATGCTCATATTGAGATTGCTTTATCTAATGACAATATAACTTATACTTCATTTAGAAACTTTGTCGTTGGGGACTATACGTCAAGATTCTACAAGTTCCGAGTAACATTAAGATCATTTGATTTATCATCTACTCCAGTTATTAGTGCTTTGTCAGTAAGTATAGATATGCCAGATAGAATATTTAGTGGTAATGATATTGTTTCAGGGACAGGAACTTATAATGTTGTATTTACTTTACCTTTTTATTCTAATTCTTATGCAGTAGGAATAACAGCACAAGGTATGAACACAGGAGATTTCTTTACAATTTCAAATAAAACTGTTAATGGTTTTGATGTTGCGTTTAAAAATAGTAGCAACGCAGGAGTT